CTCCAGGTTAACACCTTAACACTTATACAAAGAGTTGATATCTATATCAAATCTTGGTTTAGTTCTCTTGATAGATGAATCAATAAAATATTTTGTTCATTTATCTTGGTAACTAAGTTGATTGTTCTGTGTGTTACTCTTTAACTTTAAATCATCGAAATTAAACTCAAATTTAACTCTATCTAAAGTTTCATTTAAAGTTTCATTTCATGGTTTAAGATTCACAAGGGTCGTTTTATATGTAGTCTTTAGGAAGTTTCCACTTCTTATATGACTCATTAAATCCATCTTCGGTTTATCTTCAGAAACTAATTCTTCATTAAGTTTCTTAATATATTCCTTAAATGAGCTATTTCAAAGTTTATCCAATACAATTAAATTTTTATAAGAATTTCTTTGAAAATTTAAAATTGGATCAAGGCTTTGAACCCTAAATACAGTAATTAAATCAAGTAGATTATATTCATTATCAGAAAATTTTGTTATCTTTTCTTTTAATGAATCTATATGATTTAAATACCCATATTTAAGGGGTCAGAATTCCTTAGGTAAAGGATTTGAATCGAAAGAACCAAATGCCTTTAATAAGGATCTTTTCATAGCTAATCCTTGTGACACCATACCCAGTGAAAGAATCTCTTTTATTTTAAAAGAAATAATTCTTTCGGAGGGAACTATAAATTCATCAATCGGTATCTTCTTTATGAAGTAATTACGTAATTCTTCATAATTTGAAAAACCAAATGATCAACGTATAGCATGGTGAAAATCATATAAATTATTATAAATTGTGTTTTTAGATTTGATTCTATTACCAATTCGTAATCCTTTATATAATTCCCCCATTAGGTGTAGTAAGCTAACATGCATAGAAGGTTTTCTTTGGAAATAATTAAAAATATTCATGTATACTACATGAGTACTCTTTATGTTTCCAATTATACCTTTTAATGAAAGCCCACTAATCTCTCTACCCTTTGATATTCATCTCTTAGCAAATTCATAAGTATCAAGTGATACATGTGTTTTTGTTGGAGATATATCAACACCAAATCTCGTCATTAAAGTTATATATTTTCTTGCAACTCTATTGTCTTTTATAACAATATCGTCACCAAGGATTATATAATCTTTAAAATCACTAAGACCACATAAATATGCGGCCCAGTGAACTACGAGATGATGTGTCAGGGTAAAAGCTGCTCACGATGTATAGGCACCCATGGGTTGACCAACACTATATCTATAGTGTTTATCACCATATTGGAAGTCTCTATTCGTTAATAGATTCATTCAATTTGATCCATATTTATGGTCATTGAACATGATCCCAATTAACTTCTTTTGAAGTTTAATCGGAAATCTATCTGTAGCAGCCGAGAGGTCAAGAGAATGATAAGATGAAGTATTATCACTTCAGGTATGATTTGGATCTTGAGTAAAAGTCCTATCACATGGGATATTTGCTAATTTATTTAGTAAAATCTTATGTATAGGACGAAGAGCAAATTGTGTTGTGTAATCACACATAGCAATAACTCTTTCTTTTAGCTCAGGATCATGAACTATACCCAACTTTCCTACTGATTGCTTATCCTTAACAATTAAGTTTGAAAACTCAAATTTAACTTTATGATAGTGTTGATAAACATTATTATAAAATTTTCCTAAAATGTATTCTAATGAATGCATTTGGGAAATTGAAAGGCAAGCAACTGATCATAAACTAGAGTAAGAAGATTTACCATTTGGTGAACCTTTAACACTTAGGTAGTGATCAGCCTCAGAATAAACAGGTTTAGTTGAATTTAAATTAAATTTATAAACAAATTCCTTAATAAAGTTATGAGGAATAGTATATTCCTTTCCTTTATAAGGATCTGTAATAGTATTTAATTTAACAACACGAGCACTAGATTCATTTTTTAATGGAACTAGAGCCCTTGAATATGTTAATAAACTTAACATTAATTCAGGATTTGAATCTTTATATTTATATAAAAATTCAAATTTAGTTGGTCAACCAAATTTATTTATTGAAACATTGGATTCATTAGTATATAGTGGATTACCACATATATATCTAGTGATGTGTAACCTAACCGTCTTCATATACTTTATTGTATATAAAAGACCATTATGTTTACGCATTTTTCCAACAATTCCTAGGAAGTGTCTTATCTCATTTGAACAATCAACCTTAAATATTAAGGTGAATAACCTAATTAAGTATATACTTAATATGGTTTTGTTCATGTGATAGTATTATATAAAACTTACTTAGATGGATTTTATGTCATCTAAGGGAAATGTATTTTTCCTTTATATATTATTACTAATATACAACTCTTTCTAGTGGATAAATCCAAAAGAGCTTCAGTGCAGTTGGTACTCAACACCTAGGTATAGATTCTTAAAAACAATCTATGGTTTTATTAAACCCAAA